GCTTCCGTCTTCGGGCGAGGACCCAGGCCGTGCTCACGGCGGATCAGATCAGCCAGGTCCTGCTGACGCTGGATGTCATGACGCAGGAGTGGGTCAGCTTGGCGGAGGTTCTCGCCCCGAGCCTCCATCGCATCGAGCTTGCCCTGGTTGACATCGATGTCCTTCTCTAGTTCACGGAGGACATCTTCCGGGTTCTTCTTGCCGTTGGCCACGCCCTCATACGCCCGACGCCACTCATTGCGGCGGGGCCCGTTGCTCGGTGGCTCTAGGTTCGCATTACGGGCAGCACGGCGGAAATCGAGACTTTGCGGCTGAACCGGCGCATGCTCAGGGACATTCTCCGGCCCTGTCGGGGTCCGGGTGGCACCACCACCAGCAGTTCCGATGCCCGGATGGGCGATAGGCTCTTGGCGTGGGGCCGGACCGTTAGGACCAGTGTTGGTGGGCCCAGTGGGCGAAGGCTCCTGGGGTTGACCCAGCCGTGCGGATCGTTCGAACCGGGTGGTCTGTGTTGGGGGCGGGTTCACCACGTTCTGGGCGACCTGCTCCCGGGACAGTGGCGCCTCAGGTGGAGCGTTGCTTGGCTTCATCTTCTGCAACGCCCGGACGTTGGCCTCGCGCTCCGCGTGTCCGATGCTGGGCGCCTGGTGTCCGCCAATAGGTGTCGGTGTCTGACCAGGGGTCCGGTTGGTAGCCACAGCCAGCATGTAGTAGCCACCGACGCCGTCTGGCGTCACCTTGGTGACCCGGAGCTCCTGGTCATGACCAAGGACCACGCCGGAATCGTTCTGCCCCTTGCGTGGGAGATTAACCTTGGTGCCGGCCGGGACCGCGATCCGCATGGTGATCTGGCCGGGCTTCTTATTGGGGAGCTCCGGCCCGATGTTGGTCATGCTGTAACCACGGTCCGCGATCAGCCGACCGGTCCAGTCCTCCAGGCCACCGTCCTCCGCGTGCATGGACTGGGCGTCCAGGCCAAAGGCGTCGGCGCCCACCACCTTGGAGGCGATGATGTCGTTGGGCAGCGTGACCGAGGAGTCGTCCATCATCTTGACGAACTTGGCCGTGGACGGGTCCATCTGCCCGGCGCGGAGGGCGGCGTTGGTGTGGTGGAAGTCGGTCATGAACCGGCCAACGTCCATCTTGCCGTGGGTGGTCTGGCTCAGGTTGTGTAGGTACTGGTTGGCTTGGTTCTGGGAGCCGAAGGTGCGGGGGTTGAACTTCTCCAGCAGGTTCTGGATGGCGTCCACAACCGCCTGGGCCATCTTCCACTTCTTCCGGAAGCGCCCATGGCTGTCTCGCGGGTGGAGCATTTCCTCCCGCGAACCCCAGGCACTTCCGATGCCCACGGCTTATCCAACCGGTACCGTTGCCGCAGGGGCTTGAGCCACCGAGGTGCTCGCCCCGGCTGGCGGGGTCCCTGCTGGCCCCCCTGTTCCGACAGCGGGGGCTCCGCCCTCCTCAGTGTTGGGCTCCTGCACGATCGAGTACCGAGCGTCCATCTGCATAGCCAGCATCTCGTCATCAGTGAACTGGTTCGGGTCCGACGCCGGCTCACCAGTGTCATCAGGGGCTGGGGCATTGGGGTCCGGTTGCCCGGCAGCCGTAGCCTGATCTGCCGGGACCGGAGCCGCACCGGGGGCCGGGGTTGCCGGCGACGCAACAGGCGCACCTGTCTGGGGATCGTAGGCGAACAGGTTAGCTAACCGGTTAGCCCGCTCCCGTTGGTCGTAGATCAGTTCGTCTTCCCAAATGTCCTCAAGTCGGGCGCCACGCTCATCGTTGACCTCGGCATCAAGGGCAGCGAAGAATTCCTCCATCGTTGCTCCCGGTACAACCTCGTCCCTCTCTGCTTCGTCTTCCATGTAGACGGTGCCGGCAGCGGTGAGCGCCACGGTGCTCTCGTCCTCCATGGCATAGACCGGGAACGCCGGTACGTTTACCGCGAGCGCAGCGCAGAGTTCCAGGTTGCCGTTGACCCGACGCCAGTCCCCGGACAGCGGGGAGCGACGCAGCTTGGCCACCTTCTTGGGGGTGGCTTCCGGCACCACGGCGCCGGCCACCCAGATTCCGAACCGGTCCTCCCCGGCCCGGACCACAGCGATCTCGTCTCCGGTGTTGTCGTAGTGCAAAGAGGCGGCCGAGTAGCCCAGGTCAATGGGGGCGTGCCGGGTGTCCATGACGATCTTGCCCACCTTGAGCATCTCGTCTTCCTCGGTCACCACGTAGCCCAGGTGGAATGGGCTGTACTCCATCTGGGACTTGGGCGCCAGGACGCACTCGCGCATGGTCACATCCCGGTGGCATTCACCCCAGGCGGCCAAGTGACCGAAGACGCGACCATCCACATCCACGGTGAGTGGCGTCTTGCTGGCCAGGTGCGGGTTGTCGAACCAACTGCTCGGCGGGGTCAACGGGTACTGGGCGTCCGCGATGCTGTACTCGGTGGCGCTCGCGGTGTCGGAGATAGCGATACCGAACTTCTTGGCCGCAGCCTTGATCCGACCCTTGATCGCCTTCAGCTGCTCGGGGCTGTACTGCCCCGCGTTGTCAGCCTGGTTGATGTAGCTCCAGGCCGCCCTTACATGTTCAGCTGTGTCGATGAGGTAGCGCTTCTTCTTGTCGCCCTGGTAGCCCGGGTCGGCGTACTTGACGTCCCCGTAAGGCTCCTGAGCATCGGAGGCGAACTGAACGGACATCTGTACTCCTTCCTGGCCGGAGCGGTCCCATGGGGCCCGAATGGAACTGTCATTGAAGGCAGTCGCCATCTCCGGATAAATGTTGCTGATCACGCCACGAAGTTGCGCCCGGTCCTGGTCCGACACGCCGGGCAGACCGCCGTGGGCACCGGACAGAAGCGCGGCAGCGGCGTAGATGGCGTGGAACACCATGGTCAGCCGGCCATTGATGATGTCGCCTACCGGAAGCCGGTAGGAGGTCGGGTCTGTCTCTGGGAGTTGGGGGTCGCGCCAAAGGAATGCACGACGCAACTTACCGACATCCGCTCCTGCGGCGTTGACTCCGGCCCAGGCAGCGATCCGCTGGACCGCGTCGTCATTGTCGAAAGGCGCATTACGAGCAGCGAGAGGTAGCCCCCGCCACCCATCGGGGTTGACAGTGAACGTGGGATCTCCTTCACCCACATCCAGTCCGTGCTCGTGATTGCAGCCACAGTCACCCATGGGCCCGGCGTAGTCTCCGGGCATATCGGGGTCATCGTCCGGCCAGTCTCCGTCGGCGTCGAAGTTGATGAGGCGGAGCGCAGCAAACGCCGGGATCGAAACAAGTGTGGCGCCTCCGATGGTGTAGGTCATCATGTGCTCCATGCCCGTCTCCGGGTTCATGGTGGCCATGACTTTGCCACCCGGATCGACACTGGGTCCAGCGACGCCCTTGTCCACCAGGTACTGAGCTTCGGTTACCTCCGGGATGATGTTGGGGTCGAACCAGTCTCCCCAGCCCCAGGCGTAGTCCTGTCCCTGATGATCGGGTCCATATGTGAGCCCCAGGATCCGAGCCACCGTAACAGCCCCCTGATGCCCTTCACTCGTGACTCTTCGGGTGGCGAGAGGAAGAGGAAGGGGTCGATTAGTAAGGGAGCCGGGCTCGAAAACCCTCTGGCGTCGAGGCTCTCCTGTAGGCCTGCCAATAGGCGCCAGTGGTCCGGCCCAAAGCTTGCTCCCGAGCATGGGCATTGCAGCCAGTAGCGCTGTAGCTGCTGCGTAATCGGCACTGTGGTGGAGCGGCTTCTCAAGTGATCCATGTCCAGGCGGTCCTCCGGTGGCTTTGGTGTGCAGGATATTGCACAGGCCCTCCGGGTCCTTGGGGAAGTACTTGATCAGGTGATGGACACAACGCTTGAAGTCTCCGGGCACGTTCCACCGGATCTTGGCTGCACCTTTGCCAGTGAGCCAGTACCGCTGAAGCTGAAGCGGCATACCTCGCGCTGGGTTCGGATCTACCATCACCGCCCCCTTTCGTTCTGAATCACGAGGCTGCACCGACAGTTGATCACAAGATCTGGCGGAGCTAAAGGGTCGCCGGGAAACATCATGGGAACCCGGTCTACATAGAACGGCATTCCGAGATCCACGATGTCTCCATCCACGTCCCTATGCGGAATTCTCACCTTCTCGTCGTGCGAGGTCACCCATTTCTTCTGAAGCATTCGGCCAGTGACGCGAGATTGCTCCAGGCCTGCCGCCACAGTCCCGGCCCCGTAAGCGCGGGTGGTTTCTGTTTGGGCGATGGTCCGGGCTCGTGCAGGCCAGCGTTCTGAATCGGTGTAAGAGAGAACTCGATCCACTCGTTGCGCAACCTGCTCCACGTTTTCGCCAGCATTTACACCATCCGTGATCTCGGCGAAGACAAGGTTGTAAACCTCATCGGGAATCCGGACCAGAAGATTCTGGGTCTGGGCAAGTTGGGAAACGACAAACGCATGGCGAGACACCGGGGGCACATCCGTGGCATCGCTCCAGGCGTGCATCGAGATCTGGCCCAGCACGGTCATGATGCTGTCCACTTCCGAATCCCAGGCTGACTGCACCTGGAAGACGCCACTCGGGTCGGGCTGCATCCGGTGCTGTTCCCACGGCCGCATCACCGCATCTCTGGCCTTGCTCAACCAGCGACGTAGAGCCGCTGACACAACCTCAGTCAGATGTCTCTCGTCTCCGTCACGGCTGGCCACGGAAGAACCCTCGATGCTTGAGGACTCGGGCCAGGAGTGAAGACTGGTGCTGACGTTGCTGGCTCATTAGCTGGACGCAGTACTCGTCCAAGGTCTCGCTGAGCGCTCCGGTGTCCAGGTTCGGGTCCACCTGTGCCGCGAGCGTGTGTAGGTGATCCCAGGCGCCGGTCAGAAGTCTTCGCGCGTGCTCGGTGCTATCCACCGAGATGCAGGTGTGCAGATCATGTTGGGCAACGGTCGGGAAGGCGTTGCGGTTTTGGCGGTTGAGGAGCCGCTTCCCCACCAACTCCATGGCCCGCAGGACGGCGGCGTTGGCCACCACGAACACGGAAGCATTGGCGACAGCGAAGGCCTCAAGGTCACCAGAGGCTGACGCGGTGACTCCGGCCGGAGGTCCGGGTGGCGGAGGTGGTCCTCCGGGAGCGTTCTGAGCCTCACTATTTAGTGGGATGGGCGGAGGGGATGTCTCCGAGATCCCGGTGGGTGGCGCTGGTGGCGGAGGCGGACCGGCTCCCCCGGCGCCACCCTGCGGCGGGAAGACAGTGTTGGGCGGAAGGATCTCGTCCGTGTAGCCGGCGACCTTGCGGATGGCCGGGATCTGGAGCAGGTTCGGGTCCCGCAGCATGAGCTCGCGGGTGAATCGGAGCAGGTCCTCTTCATCATCCGGGGCGTCGGAGATTTTGTAGTCCCCTGCAAGTAGGACGGTGGATTTGGACACGAGGCCGGCGTCGTACATTTCCCGGGTGTCCTTCAAGCGCTCTGGCCGCACGGTCAGTGGGGCCGTGTCGTACCAGAAGATGAACCGGTCCGGATCTTCCTTCAGGGTCTTTAAGGCAGGTTGAAGGTAGGCGGTCGTGATGGCGTCACAGATCCGGGTCATCAGCGGTTCAACATGGATCTTGATTTGCCCCTCCATGATCTGCCACGCGCCCCAGTGGTTAGCGTCCCCGACCCCAGTCAGGATGGACGGGTCAATGTCCATGGACAGGGCCAGGCGCCGGAGCGCCTCGGTCCGTAGGTCCATTGCCTTCTCGCTGAGCTCGCTGGTGAACTGGATCAACTGAAGCTTGCCCAGCGCGTCGACTGGAATCTCCACCATGGTGGGGACCACACCAGCGGCAGTACCCTCACCTTTCAAGGAGGCGGAGCCAGTCTTCATGAGTCGAGCCGTGAGCTGCTCCGCCCCCGTGAGCTCCGGGTCCTCGTCCGGGAACGAGATCTCCTTGGGAATAGTGAGCAGGCCAGCTGACACCAGGCGGGAGTCGATTTGAGCGAACACGTAGCGGGTGAGCCGTTCCACTTCCCAGAGCATCGGCATGGAGGCCCGTGTCGGCGAGTCGGCCCAGAGGTTGCGGCGCGGATGGGGGGTCCAGACACGGATGATCATGTCCCGGTTTGGGTTCAGCTTTTCCGGTGTCCCGTCGTAAGTGGT